GCATCAAAAGCAAAGTTTCCTGTGTGAGCAAAACTTTTTGTACCACTACCTTCTTTAGTCGTGTCGATTAAGTTTGTAGTCACAGCTGTCCAAGCACTTCCATTCCAGTATTCTATTTGATCAATTACTGCAGCGTCGACATTTCCATAGCCATCAACAATACCCAGGCTAAACATCGTTGCAGGCTCTGGAGTCTTGAGATAAAGAAAATCAGTTGTCTCTGACGAGGACAAGTCCATATACATTGAGCTTGATTCATTAGTAACCTTACCTAAGTACTCAATATACTCTTGTAAACTATGGTCATAGAATCTTGCCCCGGAAACCCAGTTTATTTCTCCATTCCACTTATTGGTCATAGTGGTTGCAGCCTGGATACAAGTAATTGAGTTAACATAAATCGTTCCGCTTAGCGCATCATCCCAAGAGAACTTATAGGCGTATCCCTGGATTCCTAGGTAGGATCTCATCAAGTCTGAGCCTGAGGCTGTCCAACTTATCGTTCCATCTTTAGCCAAAGGAGTTCCTGTTGGATTTGCAGTTCCATCGCTTAGCGCTGAAACCGCTGTCCAAGCTCCGCTTCTCCAAGCCTCTACAGTCAAAGTCCTTGCCGTTGAGTTAACATTAGCCCCAAGGTCAAAAATAGCTCCACTAATCGGTTCCTCGGTTAGAATGATAAAATAGTCATCGGCAGCCTCAAGCACTATTCCATAGGTATCTGCTCGTCCATCAGTAACCTTTCTTGTATAGTCACAATTGGCTGTATTACTATGATCGTAGACAAACAAACCTTTGATCCTCGGTGCAGCTCCCCCCCAACAAGTTGGTCTCGCAGACCCATCAGCATAGAACCACCACTCCCCCACTTGAGCCGAAAACCCAGGAGTCGTTGCATCTACCGAAACTCCAAGAGTAGTTCCATAGCTCGTATCCACAATTGGAGGGAGCTTTTCCTGAGCACTTTCTCGGACTAATTTTGAATTAACCTGAGCGATAAAATGTTCATCCTTCGAAAAGGGATTGATATAGTAATGCTGACTCTTCACCGGCTTTCCACCTTCCAACGCAGTTGTATTATGCAAGGCACAGCCTTTCCTTGGCTTCCAACCTCCTGCCTGAGAGACCTTCCTCACATTTCCCCCTCCACTAATCCAACCTTTAGGCAGCAACGTCGGAGGAATAACTCCATGATACTGACCCTCAAACCTTTCTGGAATAACTTGTGTAGCCATTACTAAGCCTCCACTATTCTTGTATAGGTAGAACCACTTTGTCGTGTGGCTAAGAAACGTTCTGCAGCTTTTATAGCCTCCCTTAGTTCAGCTCTAAAGAAAGAAAAAATCTCCTTCTCAAAAGTTGAGCTTGGCTTTGCCAATGACCTAACCGTAGTTTTAAGAATAATCAATTCCATCAATTCCTCAGGCAGCACCGAAACTGTTCCATACTTATCATTAGCTGCTGGAGTTGCTGCTGCATCAGCAATAGAAGCTACTCCGGTTAATCCTGCATAGTCAGTGATTACCCCAGAGAAATTTAGCGCAAAAGTTGAAGCATCCCAAACCTTTAGTGTTTCCCCAACATAGTAGTCATCTACTCCGGAAGGAAAGTTAGCCAGATTAAAATAAACTGAGGTCGCTTCAGTAGATGCTTGACAGGTTCCGCAGGCCAGGTCAAGAACTCTTTTTTGATACCAAACATAGACCGGAGTTACATAATTATCTGCGTTAACCACAAGAGTATTTCCTTGCATATAGGCTTCAATGGCCCCAACTCCAAGACTTGTTCCCGAAATTCTTCCAAGTCTTCGCTCCCTCACCGTACCTCTAACTCTAATCTCAGTTCCTGAAGTAACCTCTTCTACATAGGCGGGTAAGACGCAATCACTTGGCAATGTTATCACACTTGCCGCCGGAGTAATCGAAGCACTTTGTTTGAGCAACCAGTCTCCAGGAGCATTTATAACCATTGTAGCCACAGCTCGATGGGCTATATTCATTTCACGCACTAAGTCTACATTCAACCAATGACTTGCTGTGCTTTCCCCTATGTTACTCCGAATTGCTCGTCTCATTAAATAGGCATCCATTACCTCACCATCCCTTGCGTTTGAGCCATTCCAGTCTTTACCATCCCCTCGTCAGCCGAATCATAAACACTTTGGTTTGGAGCTTGAAGCAACAGTTGTTTCTTCTGCCCTTCAACATCTCGAGCAATCTGTTGCATAGCCTCAAGCTTACCAAACTGAATCCGCAGTCCTTTTTGAATCATAGCTGAGACTTCATTAACCCGCTTAAAGCTTTTCATAAAGGCTTTATGCTCCTTAGTCAACATATACGGCTCAACTTTTTCCCGCTCAATTAGATCAGGCATCTTCCCCTCCTCCTTTCCCTAAACCGCTACAGCACCAGCTACAGCATACTTCTGCGGCACTTGAATAATCTTACAGTGAAGATTAATAAAAGAATCCAAGGCCATATCTGTAATCAAGTCCCTAAATTCTTGCTCCTTCCTTCTCCTTTGCTGCCTATCCATCTCCTCAAAATACTCAACAAACTGATTTCCTGTAAACCTTGCTGGATCACCTTGCTGAAGTTTAAGAAGCACATCAGCACCAAGTTCTCGATACTCCCTATCCTTTGTCTGCACAGTCATGATATGAAAGGCTTCGCTTCCATCCTTAGGAAACCTCCAGATCTCCCACTTTGAGCTCCCCCAGTCCCAGGCCACTTCAAGCTCTTCATCCAAGATATGAAGCTGTTTTGTAAATCCTCGGTCAGGAGTTATAATCCCTTTCCCCAGTCCTGCAAAATCTTTCCACTCCAGCTGAGTAGGCATTTGAGGAACCGAGGAATCTTCCTTTTGATTCAGTGCCCGGATTTCCTTAGCCTTTTGCAGACTCAAATCCAAACAAACCCTTTTCTGCTTCAGCAACTTCGCTTGCCTCATCTTTCTCCTCCTCGATTGATCCATTAAATGGTTCAATGCTTGGTTTAAAATCCAAATCAGCATGAATTGAATTATGATACTTAACCGCAGGAACACCTAAAGCTCCTCCACCGATAAGCTGACGAACTGTAGAATCTCCGTGAGCCACAGCAAACTCAATCCAACGCTTAAGATTGGTGTAGACCAAGAAGCTAAAATCTTTTGTAAGATCCTCGGGCTTGGCAGATACTCCCCAAACAGATTCGAGAAGCTTAAACTTAGCGCTATGATCTATTCTATCCCATTGATCTGAGGGACCAAAGTCTCGTTCGAGTTCGGTACAACCTCGTTTGAGATAAAGCTTACCTTGCTCAAGATACCAAGCTATTTTTTCTTCTCCCAGGTGTTTCTCGAGGGCTTTCCGAACTCGCTTGAAATGAACCCGAGCTCCTTCAAGTCCTTTTCCAAAGGGGCAATACCAAAAGGCTCGATAACCCCCAAGACCACTTGTGTAGTCTCGGTTTTCCAACCCGGTTTTTGAAGGCCAACTAAGCTCAGCTTGAAGCTTCTGAACCTCTATGAGCTCAAGAATTGTCTGAGGAGCCATAACTACTTTCCAACAGTTCTTGCATGGGGGTGGGAGGATTTTGTAGTACATATGATAGATGTTAAGCCACTTGGTGCAATCTCTCTCAGGACAAAAACCACCAAAGATCCAAAGGCGGTTGAGAGCAAGCTCATCATGAAGACGAAATTTCCCATCAAGACCTGCACTCATTTTTCCTTGGTGCCAAAGATCGAGAATAGGATCTACAATATCTATATTGCAAAGCTGTTCGTGAAACGACACTTCTCTTGTTTTGGGGGATTCTTGCTGCATTTATTCTCCTTTATGTGGGTGGAGGGGAGGCTATATCAGCTCCCCTCCAGTTAGGGTTAACCCTTATGTTGTGTGATCTACACTTTTACCTAATAGGTTCTCAGTTGCAGCTGCTGTGTACGTAGCTGCGCCACAAAGAACATAGGCTTCTTTTGCAGCAGCTACTACATCAGTAACACCATGAAAAGAACATAGTTGATCAAAATACATTCGACCATTACCAAGTCCTGTTCCATCAATAGCTAAGGTCAGTGTAGTACCCATGTTAATAAACTGACAATTTTTAAACATAATAAGACAACGACCTAAACCAGCAACTGCCTTAAGAAAAGTAACTTGAGCATTATCTGCATTCATCAAGAAAATACAGTTCTCAAAAACTGCTCTCGGTGGATCAGTTGTTGCTTGAAACTCAATCATATTTCCATGAGTCCAAGCAACTGTATCATTACCAAAGAAACAATTTTTAAAATAAAGCTCATTAGACCCCAAACGAACAAGATCAAAGTTTGCCTGATCTACTGGAGTTGTGTGTTCGATCAAAAAATGGCAATTCATGTAGGTATTTCGACCACCAGTATCAGTTAAAAGATTAAGATCAGTAGCAAAAGCACCTCCATACATAAAATAAAGATTTTTAAAGAGATTACCATAACCAGTTACGGAAAGAAACGAAGGAACAGTGACTGCTGCATGTCCCATTCGAGACCGCTGATTTTGAAATGCTTCTGGATACATTCCAACAAGATGAGTTAAGTTTTTATCCAAGGTTAACGCACCAGCTTGAGTATGATTATCCGGAGTTAAAAAAATCACATTGTTATTTCCATTCTGCCTTCCAGCGGCATCATAGGCATCCGGAAAAGACATATGCAACCTTGAAGAAGGAATCCTTCGATCATCCCTCAAAAACCCATAGGGTACTCCACTACCTTTAGCCGCATAATGACAAGCTCCGGGAACAAAACCCAACTGAGCTACGTTTGCTGTATGCAATTCATGTTCTCTTAAATTTCCCATTTTTCTATTCTCCTTTTCCCGAGTACTGAGCTACTCTGTTTTATCTATTCTGGTCTGGTTCGGGAATTGCGGCATAACCGCAAAAGTGGAGGGAAGCCCAATGCTTCCCTCCAGTTAAGCTACCCGACAAACTTAGTCAGGATCGTAGGCAAGATCACAGATTACTCCGTGAGTTCCCCGGTTGTTGCAACCAAGCTCTGCATAACGATATAGAACCGCTTCATAAGCATCATAACCTGTGATCCGAGAAAGGATTGCTCCATCTCGATCCATGAAGTCATAATCGCTCATCCGGTACATCTGCAAATCCTTCAGGGTCAGAAAATACATCTCCCCATCTATTGCATCTGGGTCAACCATGAGCGGAACACCATTGTAATCAATAGCGGTCCAGCCACCGTCAAGCTGCATTGTATTAACAGTACGCCTCCGGGCTTCCATATATTCCAGATACTCCCTCCGGATCGCATGAGTTGTGATAATCATATCAGGGCCATAATCTTTCCCGGCCTTCAACTCAACCTTGTCAAACATTTGCTGCATCAACTTCGGTGTCAGCTGCCTTTGGCTAGAATATCTTCCTCCCGAGGCTGTCATAACCTGAGACTTAAACCAAGCATAGGTATCAACACTCAACCCCTGCAAGATATCCTCGGTCGGTGCACCAGATGAAGCAAACCCCAGAGTTGTACCATTGTTAAAGGTAATATCATCGAGGTTGGTATTGGTAACAATACCTCGAATACCCATCATTTCCAGCCTGCCTGCACCAGCAGCAGAACCACTTGTAATAGTTACACCATTACCGAGTCGAATAAGATAAGTTCCTACAGCCTCACTCACTCCTGGATCAGTATGAGTAGTTCCTAAAGTTACGTAGACTCCGCTGGAATGCTCAGAAATCGTCCCGGTTAATGGAAACAGTAAACAAGTAGTATCTACTGTTGAAACTGTGCAACCACTCGAGAAGGTATTAACCACAGCAGCATAACCAGCCTGCGGTGTTATACCACTTACCGCTACATGAGCCCACTCATCAATGTACTTCGATCCGAAGGTTGAACCAAAGCCATCTGGAGCAACATCATTGTTGCAGTACTTCTTTTGCACCGTCCACTGAGTGCCTGAGCTACCATCACTGCCACTTCTCCACCTGGCAATAATCCCATAGCCCGCTCCCCACAGTTGCCTATTAACATCCTTCATGAGATCTTTAACAATTCCCTCGATCTCAGTCTGAACTACCTTGGCATAGGCACCTCGTTCATCCCTTGTCGCAGCAACCGTAGGTCCAGAGAAATTAACCCTACCATAGTTGTATTTCGTCGAAACCTCGGACTGTTTGAATTTTTGATAACTAGCCTGGGGTAATGCTCCCCCATCCCCTCTTGCCCCAATACCTGCCGATCGACCATAATGATTCTCGATATAAGCCTTTTTCCCACTCACATCTTTCTCATTAACATCAATCTTATCAGCCAGAATAGTATCATGGTTCAGATACTCCTGCATGGCTGGCAGATACATATATTTTAGCGCTTCATCATAGCTTGCCAGCATGGCTGCGCTTGAGCCTGTATAAGCCATTTCTTACTCCTTTCGTTTTTCCAACATTTCCTTCATACCATCAGCAGGAAGTGCATACTCACCTTTACCCAGTTGCCCCAACTTTCTTTGCCTCGAGGCAAACATAAATTTCTTCCCTTCATAAACCGGAGGTTCGTTCTTGGGATCAATTTTATCTAAAGCAACCAAGTCCAACTTCTCTAGATCAATCTTCCCTTCGTCAAGAACCCCTGCTTTAACAAGCAAGCTTATAGTATTCTTAGCGTGAGTCAACGCAACCTGACTTTCCTCTACCTTTTTTGCTTCTGACATAACTTTAATGTGATCCCAGAAGTTTATACTTCGATCACTTTGAGCTTTTGCCAGAGCTTCAGAAACATCATTGTCAGAAAGATTAGAATATACTGCCTTAACATCCCTTGAAATATTCCTACGATAGATATTTGACTGACCATCCTCAAGTTTATTTATACGCTCACCAACTTTGGTTAACGCATCAAGTACAACTTGAGTAGACTTAGTCACTTTTCCCTCGTCAGGAGTAATCGGAGTTATTACAGGCACTACACCCGGAGCCTTCTTCTCAACTACATTTCCTTGCTCATCAATAACACCTTGCTCAATTAACTGATTCATCAGAGCAAAGCTTGCCTCACTATTCCGAAGATACTCTTCCGGATTAATACCGTACTGAGTCAACACTTTTTTAAATCCAGCAAACTGCTCATTCGTAACATCAAGTTCATTTGCCTTATTCACAGCAAGCGCAACCTCAGCAGCAGACAACATCTTTGTTTCATCACCTATTGTAATCTGAATTTGTGTGGGGCTACCATCTCCCTGGCCTGTGCCAGTTCCTTGACTCCCATCATCCTTAGTTAATAACATAATCATTCTCCTTTGTTGCAGCTTCGCTGCTTTGATTTAAAGTTTAACTAATTGACTTTTAAGAAATTCCTCTATAGGAGGCCTTGTAAGCTGATCATCAACGAGCAAATCAAATTCTCCATGAGGATTAGCCAAATAAAACTTTTTCTGAACATCCAAAGGATATTCCTCAAGGTTGATTCGCTCGCTAAGCCTAAGCTTACAGTATCTTTCCCAGGAACTATGGGCCTTTATCAACCCAGCTATAAAACCGTTCCAAGCTTGAACACAATCGCTTAGCGCTTTATTCCTTTTTGCTTTCTTTACTTCCTCCCTTGTTGTTCCCTCCACTTCCTCCTCCACTTCCTCCACCACTTTGACCTCCTTTCATCATTAACTGTTCTTGAAGCATTGCTTCTCTTTGTTCAGCAACTCTTGTCTGATGTATCATATTATGTTTAAGAAATCTTGCTTCCATTTCAATAAAACTTTTCCTATCCGTTAGTTTAAGCTTTTGATAATCCATGCTTTTCTGAAACTTTGTATGCTCACTCAGATGCAGTGCATCATTATCATAGGCATTGGTAGGCACATCCATCTGGATCAAAAGTCTATTCTCCCATCTTGCCACAGCCTCGTCAAGCTTTTGTGTAGAAAAAATATCGGCTACAACAGCATCGTCAAGCATGTTCATCACATGCCTTCTAACCTCCGGGTCTTCTGGAGGACCATAAAGCCCTCGCTCAAACCGTTGCATCACCCGAGCTTCGCGAGCAATTCTCGAATCAGGCAAACTCGATTGCTTCTTCACAGTCACGTCGGTATTCCCTGCCAAGTCGGCGGCTCCAAAACTTACCACCTCAAGCTCTTTATCCCTTCCAAGAACCTTAATCATTCTTGGCTCAGTATAACCTTTTTGAACCCTCCGCAGCACTCCACTCATCAGCCCCTCGAGACTCTCCTCAAAAATCTGATGACTTGGAATAGCTCCATGAGCATCCTGTTCCCTTAGTATCGAAACCATCTCCCCGCTTCGAATATCACTTTTATTCGTCCCTTGAGTAACCTCATGCTGAGAAAAAAGATTATTCAAGCTATTCCAAGTTGTCTCCAAGGTCATAGCAAAACTTCCTGGCATATTCTTTATAGTCATCAACTCCGGTTTAAGCCCCATAACCGGCCTGTAGTAAATATGCTGACTCATCGCATTATCAAATTCAATTCGAAAACCACTGTTCTCAGGAATGAGATACTTCCCTCTCCCCATTGTTCGATTAAATTCTTGAATATCACTAAGCGTTGTATTCCAAGTTTTTTGTAGTGCTATGGCATCTTCCATAGTTGCTTTACCCAAGAATTGCCCTGGAACATCTACATCCTTAAACTGTTCCATGTTATATTTTGCGTAGGGGTAGTCTTTAGCCTCAAGAATAATCCCATTAGCACAGGTACAAGCCAACCCTCGAGGAAAAATCTTATCTGGCTTATGAAAATATTCCAGCAACATAGCCCCAGGAAATTTTCTCGCTTGAGTTCCTATACCAGCCCCGATCATATAATGAGCGTCAGCCATAGCCGAAGGCATTCCCTCTGCTTGAACCAACTTTCCGTTCTTAAAATTTTCCGTAATATACTCAAGCGTCCTCCAGCGCATCCTAATCATCCAAGGAAACTCATGCAGTTCTGTATCCCCCATAGTTACTATAGGAAAGATAACATTGAAGGGAGACCAAATATCTACATCAACATCTCCAGCATAGACCATCGCTCCAGTAGCTTTATCCAGCTCAATCGGACCCAACTTAGCGTTCCACTTATGGCTTAGAAAAACATTGCCAGTAGTAAATTGCCAACCAGCCAATTGCCTTACTTTCTTTTTCATCCGGTTGCTTTGCCAAAAACTTTTTAAGAACTTATCCCCAGCTTTGGCCGCTTTAATATCCTCATCCTCAGTCGAGCTCGGAACCACAGACATAACTGGATCATTCTTAATAAAATCAGCAATCTGCCTTCTTACTCTCGGCATAATCTGATTATCCATCATCCTGATCCTACCCCTTACAGCATCGAGATTCTGCAGCGTATGCGCACTCGAGTTAAAAAAGACATATTGCCTTCCAGCAAAAAAAGCTAAGTTCAAGAGCCACTTTTGCTCATAAAGCCTCCGAGCAGCAAGACCATCAGCCTTCCTATTCTCAATATGAGTCCAAAGAACACGTTCATTCCGACCTTGTTTCGCTGCCGGTTTCTTCTTCATATAGTTCGCTGCTTTACTATCCACTAAGTTCTTCATTAGTAAAAACCCCTCCAATGGATGCTTCATCCTGTGACGGCAATAGTACAGTCGGCTCAGGCCTATCCCGCTTTAGCCTATTTGAAGCGGAGGGACTCAAATAATATTCATCCCAGTTTCTCGACATAAGCCTGTCAAAAAGAGCCTCATTTTGTTCTTTTAACCTTTCCGCCTCTCCATAAATCTCTATCAACTGATCCATCTTATCTTCAAGCCTTTCCAATCGAGCCGTTACATTTTTCTTAAAACTCATATTCCTCCCCCCCTCTTCTCGATCAATCCATTAAATGGAACGATTCTTGGGTTTGCCCAAGCCCCTCAGCAAATGAACACCAAAGTAGAAACAACCAATAGCCAAGCTTAGCCCACTTAGCTCAGAAGCTAAAGAAAGCAAAAAAGCAGCATAAGTCTCGCTTATTGGATAGGCCACTGCCGCAGCAATAAGCAAGCCTAAAAAAGTTCCAAGAATCATAATGGCTAAGATTCTTCTCGTGATGCTTCGCACGGAAGATTCAGAAGCAAGTACCTCTTGAGTCTTTAGCCATAGTTGATACGCTTCGAGAGAAGCTCTTGATTTTTCCTCAGCAGTAAAAACCAACGCATCTATCCCAGCAACAGCACCAGTGATAAGAGTCTCGGAATTCTTACCGATGCTAAGAATGCTTTTAGCCCAATTCCACATTAGTCTACCATCTTCTTTCTCTTCCAATATCTGTGTGGAAGAATTTTTTATCCCGATAGTAATGAAAACCTCCACTCCAGTTAGCAAGTAAAACAGACACTCTGAAGTAAAGCTTTTCATCATAAGGTTCTTCGAAGTACCAATCAACTGCCTCACCCTTAAGATGAAAGCTTGTGCTTGCTCCGCCTACAGCTCTATTATGCTCTTGACATCGGCAACCACTTGAAATCATTATTGGAACAAGAATAATATCTCGAACTACTTGAATTCGATTAACAAGTCGCTCGTCTATATCATCTTTACCGCAGCCACACTTACAGGCAAATTCCCACCGACTAAAGTTCTTAGTAAGATCTCCCATTAGGATTTCCTCGCTAAAAGTTCTTTAATATCTCCACGCATCTCGGCCAAAAGTGCTCCATGATCAGCCAGTCTTTTATCAAAACTAAGCACGGTTGCTTCACAAGTATCCTTATACCTAACGTCATTAGCAAGTTCACTAATCTTTTTATCTTGAGCCTCAAGTCTATGTTTTAAACCAAACCAAGAGGCAAGTACACCTAAAAATGTTCCAGCTCCAGCCGCTCCTCCTTGCGCAATCAAATCAGGCATGTTGTTTCTCCAAACCATCTCGATCCTCTCGAGTAGGAAGCTTAGTCTTAGCCAATAAGACAAGTTTAGTTTCTTTACTCAATTTCTTAGGATTCTGATCTGTTGCTTCAAACACTGAAGCATCAACTCTCTGCCGAATCTTATTATCCAAAGCATGTTGCAACCATAGCTCTACCCGACCAACTCCTAACCAGGATTCTAATATATCATATTCGAGATCTTCAATTTGCACTTGAATTGTTTTCATTGTTTATATTTTCTCCTTTGTTATTAGCAAATTAATGCTCCTGAGAAAAAAGTATTAGCGTGAATATCAGTTTGCACTGTTCCACCTGATTGATAAATCTCACAATGAGCGGTATCATTCGCATCCATATCTGCTGTTACCGATAAACTCCAACCAAAATTACCCACATCAGCAGTAAATACCGGAGTTTGTATAATCCTATAGGTTCTATTTGATGTTTTTATCTGAAAATAATAGTAGGTGGCGGCAGTATCTAAATCTAAACCACGTATCAATAAACTAAGCTGATATTTACCTGTTACAGGTGCTGTGAAAATGCTTGAAGCAAAATTATTTCCTACGTCAAAGTTTTCAGTATCAAATGCTATTGTAACAGCTTCATCTTTTGCTATGTTAGTTTGTTCCGCTGAAAGATTGACGTTAAAACAAGGTTGCCCTGTATTCACCATCTCCCCATCGTCAGAGACAACGATAGTGCTCTCTTGTATGCCTTTAGCTCCACCATCACCCCTAACAAGTTTATGATCTCCAAGATTAGCCGATGCTATAACATCTCCAATCTTTGCTTCAGCCTCAATAGCATCAAGCTTGGTAATTTGAGCGGCGGTAGCCAGCCCCTTCTGAGCAGCGGTAGCATTTTGAATATCGTCGGTTCCGTCGGTATGGCTTGCTGCGTGAGCAACATAAGAACTTACAATAGCTCCTGTGGGACTTAAAACAAAAACCTTTACTCCGTCGTAGTGCAAGGAATAACCTACACCAAGAGTAAAATCCTTAGACAATACCCTCCTCGCAGTTCCCCCACTAGGCAATAGAAATAAATTTAGTGTTACTGAGGCACTATGAGTATTCACCAATACCACTGAGGATACCACTATAATAGCTTCAGCAGTATAAAGATCCCCTGTAGCATCAGCCAACTGTCCATCAGCCAGCTGGCTTAACTCACTTCCAGCAAGCCCATGAAGAGTATAATCCACTACAGTAGCTACCGAAGCATCTCCTCGAATTTTATCCCCGTTATCAAGAACAATCATTCTTTATCCTCCAAAAACTAAAGCCCACTTAATTGCATCAGCATCACTTAGCAAAGCAGCTTTTTCCGCTACTGTAAGATGCTTATAATCCCCATCATTCAACCCACCGAGGTTATTATGAGTAGCTACAGCTGTACCTACAAAAACCGTATCTGTAACCATTTGAATCTCAGCAAAACTTCCCCCCGCCTGAGGAGCAATTATACAACCAACCAGTATCCCAAAGTCAGCTAAGTGATCAGGTTTCAGTGGTTCAGGAGCAACCTCTGCTTCAGCTAACTTATAGCTATCTGTTCCATAAAGCACATAGACATGATCATCGTTAGAGTGACGATAGACCCAGTGACAACTATACCTTCCGATTCCCACAGTATCAAGGGTTCCATCTCCCTTATCATAGTGACCAAAGTCAATGGTATTCCTTGGACTATCTTCAATAAACCCAGACCCTCCATCTCCTCGAACTGGAACAAAGGCGGTACTTACCGAGTTGTATTGAGCCATATCAAACTTATTAATCCCTCCATAAACTACACCTGCAGTCATAGCAAAACTATTTGTAGCTACATAAGATATAGCCGAACCACTAACCAATTCCAAAGCCCTTAAACTCTTTGCTCTCATATGCAGCCGAGCAAGTCCATTATAAAGCATATACCCACCAGCCATATAATGAACCTCATCACTTCCATTTCTCATCACCTTTCCAATAGGAATATTCTGAGTCAAATTAGGCTGATCTTCCGAGATACTTATCGTAGGATTTCCCTCATTATAGTTAAGCACGACCACGTAGGTCTTATTCGGATCATCAATAGCAATATTATCTTCTTCTGCCTTAGTCACATAGGCCAGAACCCCAGACGCCTCATCAACCACCCTTAGTAAAGCAGTCAAGGCCTCTACCTTAAAAGTCCCTACATTAGTCCCTGCCGTAATAACTCCACCAGACAGAACCATTGGGGAGAGTGGCCCATTAAGTTCCGCAATTGTTCTTACTTGAGCCGCAGTAAGCCCATCTATATTCCCCCCACTTTGCCTCCCTACAATTCGATCTTCCCCTACGGTCAAAGCAGTTGGAGTATCATCCAGCGTCGCCCTTAGAATCGTTTGAGCTCCATAGTCCACCTCCATTACAGCTCCGGCTCCAGCTACATTCTCAGCATCTGTCACATCAGCACCAGGCTCAATCCCATTAAGCTTCGTGATCTGCGCCGCCGTTGCCAGCCCCTTAACCAACGCAGTTGCATCCCTAATATCATCAGTCCCGTCAACATGACTTTCTGCATGAGGCTTAACCCAATCAAGCAATTCCGTCTCAAACAAACTTTCCGAGACTACAAAATTCCCCAACAAACAGGTATAAACATAGACCAAAGCCACAGCGTCTGCAGGATCAGGAGTACCACTAAAAGAAAACTCTCCCGCCGTGTTAAACGTAGTCGTGATGATATTTCCCTCACTGTCTTCAGGGCTTCTAAACGTGGGTTTCCCATTAGCCAAAGTAGAAAGTAGCGCATCTGTAGCAGTACCCCACTCATCCATGACGAAGTCAACATCCGCACCAGCCCCTGCCGGTTTCGATACCGTGCCAGACGTTGCTCCTGCACCAATAGTTGCAAAGAACGTAGCTTTGACTTTCTTAATCTCAATCGCATTGACCCTCCCCATTATTGCGGATAGCCCGTCCCAGGCTCCTTGCTTCCACATAGATTAAACTCCTATAGTAGTATGCTTAACTAATTTTTCTGAAACCAAATTGTTCTTTTCATCATAACTTTTAAGATTAACTGTATTTATTAAACCAGACTTATGATAGACATAGCTATCAATCCGTTTACTTAGTAAAACCCCCTTTAAATCTCGAATCTCTTCAGTCCAAAGCTTAACTTGACCATCTTTTTCTTTCTCAACAGTTATAGTTACAACTCTATTCTCAAGAGGTTCAATTTCTTTTCCACACTTAGGACAAATAAAATCCATAGTCTTTTTCCTTTCTCAAATGCCCAAATAACCTATCCTCGGACGAAACGACCATAGTACTTACGCGTCTGCTTACCGCTGCTGCTCACGAGCCCGTTGCTGAAATCCACGTAGAACGCGTGCGTAGTGCCGTCGGGACGCGTAGATGAGGTCCAATGATAGTTGCCCGGTGTAGACGGAAAAACCGTTGTGTCAATACACGGATCGACATTCCCCAGATCGACAATGGTGGGTAACTCCAAATAGTTCGGAATCCTCCAATCCGTGTACCCGCCCAGGCTGTTGGCATTGGCCTGAGCCAGGGCGTCCCATATCAGGTCGTCGACCGTGGCAAACGACACGGACGCGCCGGCAGCCTCATCCACGATAGCCTCGCTCACGGTCATATTGTTTGCAGTGATGGCGGTCACGGTCACTGTCTGGTTATTGCCCGCCTCGCCGGCTCCGGTGATTGCCACTTTTCGACCCACGCACAATGCATACGTATTAAAATTATCCGCCACAGAATTAATTATTTTAGTTCCGGCCGTAAAACTGATGTCGGTTTTAGGCCCCAGCGTCCATTGATCCCAGAATAATTGTCCATCCGCTGCCGGCCCGATGTCCGCCGTGGGCACATACCTCGCCCACATGAGCCCGGTTTTGTTGTCCTGCACGCAGTTATTGCTCAAGGCATGGGTTTTTCCGTTGATCACAATATTACTCGTTCCAGAATACTGCCCAGTAGTTAAAACAGTATAACCTCTACTAAGACCTAATTCTAAATCACCATCATCACCAGTAGCATAACTTGTTTTTTGCCCAGTTACTAATGGCTGACTTAGTTTTAAATAAGGAGCCCAAGGTCCTAAACGATCCCAAGCTAATTCTTTTCCCATTATATTCTCCTCACTGTTTCGCAGCCTTATTGATAATTCAACCAAGCATCCATAGCTGTTACAGCAGCCACATCAGTCTCTGTAAACAAAATCTTCATAAACGGAGCAACCGGAGGTGAGAAGCTTGCAAATCCAGTTCCCGCTGCTTGCGCACTTATAATCGTCACTGCTGTATCCGGAGCTACAAAAGTCCCCGTCTTTGTCGAACAAACCAAAACCGTAGCTGTAACAGTCCCTCCTGTATTAATCATATGCAGACTGAAATAACCATCCAGATTCACATGTCTCATATCCAAGGCATCACTCGTAAGCGTCTTATTTTTCTCAATCGCCCCATTAGCTCCTCGAAACAATTCCATAGTCTTTACATTTTCACCCATAGCTTACCCTCCCCATCCATACTCAATCATTCCATTTAATGGATCAATCGAGCCAAATTGGTTTAAGTTTATTTTCTCTTGCTGCTTTCCTAAAGCACAAAGGAAGCAACGTTCTTCAATCGTCTTCGGACTTCCATCTTCCTTCGGATTAAAAACATCCAAGGCAAGTCCATCTTCCCTCAGGGCTATCGGAGCGACATAAGAGGCCTCTGGTGCAATCAGATCTACTTGAATCGCTACACCCCAGGCCATAACCTCATCATCGTTGCAACCTGCTTTGGCCTCGGGTTTCTTATTCTTATTAACCACAAAAGTAGTCATCTCACGACAAAGTCGAGAATCTCCCCACCCTTGCTTCTCAATGAGCCAATTTTTGACCCCAGAGACCAAGACTTTTCGAGATGACTCAGTCGTCCTCCAGCCCTTTTTAAAGCTTACCGATTGCTTAGCTGAGTCAAACACCGGCATCATAAAGAGATTGTGAATGTCATAAACCTCGGCACAGAAATCAAAAGTAGCCAAGCCCGGAGAATTTGTTTCAATCCCTACCCAGGGGGCATCAGTTGTGCTATAAAGATCAGAGACACATTTAACTACTCGAGCAAGTTCAACCTCATTAATCCGGGAAAAATAAGTTGCGTCACAATCTTTAGTCCTTCGATTCAACACTTTAAGCACCGCAAAATCACCATCCTCTGTTCCCTCAACTACATCTACCCCAACCACGTAGGCATCTTCTTTCCTCGGTCTATGAAAAACGGTAAGGAACCCTTCAGAGTCCCGCACTTCTCCTATCTCAATTAACTTCAAGCCCCCCAGATCAAAGTCATAGTAGGTTTCAGGCGCTCGGCCGATCTTAAGAAGAGTTCCTATCCGTTTCCCAGCCTTTCCATCAAAAGCAGGTCTTCCTGCTCCAATATAGTCTATGTCAAGTTCTTGCGCAACTTCCGCAGGAGACCTTCGTTGGCATTCTTTGTTATACCAAGGAGAACGAATCAACGCCTCAAGTGCCTCCCCAACAAGATCTTCATCTTCCTTCGCTCGAGGCCAGTTGCAGTAAGCTCCCAAAGCCTTCAAAGGATGCAGAGACCAATGCAATCTTATCTTCGTCTTCGTTGGGTCGGTGACTAAGTCATAGTACTGCCCTGCCGCCCCAAACGGAGTCGAAACCGGAATCCGACAGGGGGTAGCATCACCAGCGGCAGTCCACGCAGCCTTATCCGTTCCCTCCCACTTAGCAAATTCATCAAAAAGAACCGCAGCATATCGACCACCAGTTGAGAAGTTCGCGTTATTTGATTCCCCAGTTATTGAAGCCCCCGTTGCAGGATTCTGCAACCTCATAAAGTTATCATGTTTCTTCCAGACAAACCCTTTGGGGAGAAGCCATCGAGGAAGTTTCCTCAACGTATACCTCGCCTTCTCCATCAGGGTTCTCATATCACCCTTTTTATCTACGTAGTCCTCGATTCTTGATCCAAGCAAGAAATCCGTTCCACCTTTAGGATCAAGCCAGAACCATAAGAAAGTAAGAATCACCAGCCACGAAGCTCCCATATCCCTACTTTTCTCAATCGGACAATCCTTCCCTCCGTTAATCGCCTCGACCAACTGAAGCAACACCTTTTCTTCTTGATAAGGATAGGTACAAAAAGGCTGATGATGGAAGGGCCTTCTCCGAACATCAAGAGTATAGAAAAATGCATTAAAAGCAAAGATAATATCCCTATGAAAAAGCTCCCTAACCTTGGCGCGAAAAACTTGGTCTCTCTTCGCTTTCTGAAGAATAGATCTTCGCCAGGCTAAGTTCTCCCTATACGTTTTTGGTATCTTAGAAAGCATTACTTTACCATTCTCCCACAACCTCTTGACCTCTTAACAACCCTGTAGGTTTAAAAGTAAGCCAAGGAAACTCCTTAGCACCCAAAGGGGAATTATAAACCACACCAGATGTTTTACTACTTAGTTCTTCAAGCAACTGACTCATTTTAGCATGATCTGCTACAGCGGTATTTTTTATACCTGGATAACCCAAAGTTTTCAAATAAGGTGTGTCTAAATTTACATAGTCACCAGGCTTAACATCAGCTAAACTTTTTTCCCAGCTTTGGGTTTTAATCTTAACATTTCTTTTTTGCATTATCTCGCCCAAGTTCATAATCTTTTCAGCGGTACTTCCTGGCAAAGTATAATTTCCGGGGCTAACTCGAGGTATTTCTCCAGGCATATAAACTCGGTTATAGTTACCAAGGAATAAATGAGCACCAGCTTTATCCGCTTCTTTATAGGTTCCTTTTTGAAGCTGATTCCAAACTTCTTTTATAAAAGGAATATCTTCTTTTAGTACTTTTCCTTGTTCTCCCCGAATCAAACCAGAAGTAAAATGCAAAAAACTTTTTCTAACTCCCTCAGGATCTTTTTTAATTGCACTAAGATATTCAGTAACCTGGGGGTTTAAATCAGCTACGATAGCTTCCTTAAATTTACCCGCCTTTCCAACTCGAAGAAGAGAAGAACCAGAACCAACAAAAGGTTCGTGATAGGTTCCTTTAACCATAGGCATACTTTTCGCTAATTTAGCCGCTACCGTTTTCTTGGCCCCTCGATAACGCATCATAGGCATCATAGGAACTGTAGGTATACCCAGTAAAGCGGGAGCAATACTTAGTGCATCCATAAGCCAGTCTTGAGCAGAAGCTTTTGAAATACCTATATGTTCTTGCAGAACATCGGCCACTTCTTTATCAGAAATTAATTGTTCCATTAGTCCTCAACATCCTCAATCAGTGAAAAAACATCGTTCTGAAGTTCCTCTGTAGTCATACCCCCTACCATATGAATCTCATTATGGCTATGAAAATGCAAACTCTTCGCCGCACTTTCCCCATGTTTCTTCTTTCCTGAGTCTCGATCAAGAATATCTGTAGCCACAGCAAGGCGAAGCTTCCGCTCGGAGAGGCTTAGCTCCTCCCCAGCCACAGGACCATCATCTTTAAAAAGCTCTTCCTTCAAAACTTGCTCAGCTCTTGGAACCAAGAGCCTAATCCCTTCTCGCACATCACAGATAGATTCCTCAACCTCAGCCTCGAGCCTTGCCACCTCAGCAATAAACACCGGAGAATTCACTATAATTGAAATCTGCGGAGGAAGCATATTATATATCCGAGCCAAGTCCTTATTCCTCACCTCACCCATAGCAACAATATCCCGCGCCATAGACCTGTGATGATTTCTTAGTTGCTTAATTGCAATTCGATCTGGTAAATTTTCTACTGGCCTACCCATCTTCTCTTTCTCCCTTATCTAATCAACCCTTGCTCTCTCAAAAATCGTCCCATAGATGCCTTGGTTATATCTCGCAGTGCCTTATCCTCTTGGCTAAGCTTAGGCATCTTTGCCTCACCTTTCCGAGTAAACTCAGCAAGCTTTACCCCTACAGTCTTAGGTGGTTTCACAAGGCTTTGCAGCTCTCCTTTTCGAGCCGAGTAAGCTTGCCTCAGCACATCCTCCATTTTATAAGTACTAAGATTAGTCCCATATTTCTCAGTCATACTTTTTAGCGAGCTCTTATAAAGCTGATCAAACATTTCCCCAGTGATCTTCTCTCCAGGAGCCAAACCCTCAACCGCCTTCATAAATTGCCCTTCAAACTCATAGGCATGAGCCTCGAGAACTGCATTTGGAATAGCACTAGCCCTTTTCCCCATCTTCGAGATCTGCACTCCGTGAAGAATCTCGTGAGGAATAGTCTCTTTAGGAAGCTTCGTAGTTATTTGATATTCAACCCTATTCTTAGAAGGACGAAACCTACCATGAATATCAGTACGTTCTACAGGAGCTAAACCAACTTCTTTAATTTTAGCAAGAACTTCGTTAGGAATATTTTTTAACCCTTTAATAACTGTAGGATAAGATTGTTTAGCTATATCTAATTCAGCTTTTGAAACACCTCTATAAAGCCAACCCTCATTCAACTTAGTAAGTTTAGGTCTCTTCATCAGTCGAAATTCTTTCGCCAACATTTCAAGTGCTCCAACAACTCGCTTAGCCCCTTTTCCTGTACTCTTCAAAGCTATATTAGCCGGACCAGTTCCAGCTCCTGGCCCACCACCAACCATAGCACCCAGAGTTACTTCAGTAGCCAACATTGACATATCAACCTGTTCTTGAGTCCACTCCCCACCTTCCCCTCTTCCCCCACCGAGAAGAGTTTGTGCAGCTTCCTTCCTCAACCTCCCACCCTTCTCAACCAGATCCCCGACAACCTTAATAGGCAACGAAGCAATATAACCCGCCAAAGCTCCCATAAATTCAAAAGGAGCCTCCCCAAAGGGCTTTGGCTTTACTGCTTCTCCCCCAAGTGGTTGAGCCGCTACAGCATAAACCCTCTTAAGCGACTCTTTAACCCCCTGCCCCACTTCGAGAAAAGGTTCCATCCCTTCTTCAAGCCCTCTTTGCCCAAGCCCTTTTAGCACTTCTCGATGCGTCGGCCCTGGTCCTGGCAAATGCCGCTCATATTCAGCTGGCACTCCATCCCACCAAGTCATAAGCTTCCCTTCCAAAACAAAATTTAATTATTTTCTTTCATTATAGGCTATTTCAAAACCAATGTACAGCTAAGTAGCCCCAACCCTCCCCATTAATTTTCCCCACCATCACTACATCAATCCATTAAACGGATCAATGCAGCAACGGCTTCGCCACCGCAGCAAAGCAAAGGCTTTCATCACTAACTCCTCAAACTGGAAAAATTACATAGCTAATCAGGGGGGTTTATCCCCACCCCCAAGGATTGAAAACCCCCCAGAGGGGTAGATGCTTTCAGTTGAAATCGTTTGAGTTGAAACAATGCGAGGTGAAATCATGGGTGCTGAAGTCTTCCCGGCTGTGATGGTTTGAGGTAATGTTATTGCAGTTGAAAGTACTCGGTGGGTGGGTAAAAAGAAATGCCCGAATGAATTGAATCATTCGGGCATTGGTTCGTGGTTCGTGGTTCGTGGTTAATCGGTCAAAAGTCCGTCGGCTTTCATGGCCTTCATTTTTGCAACCATTTCTTCCATGCTCATACCCAATTCTTTCTCAGCGGCAACGGCCTTTTGCGCCATAACCTTTTGACCAACTCCGACAACGCGT